AATTCATGACAATCTCAACTGAAATCACCCCGGTTATAGCCTATTCAGGTAATGGCTCAACAACCGTATTTACAATCCCATTCGTGTTTTATACGTATGAGGATATTGTCGTAATCCTGACTGATTCAAATGGTACCGATACGACGAAGACCTATTCAACCCACTATACAATCAGTGGAGGTGGGTCATCTGAGCCAGACACAGGGGCAGTTACAATGCTTACGGCTCCGGCTAGTGGTGAGACTTTGACCATATATCGAGCAATAGAGAGATCCCAAGATGTTGACTATATACTTTATAACACGTTCCCTGCTGCTCTACATGAGAAAGCTCTGGACAAACTTACGCTCATTACGCAGGACTTAGCCGAGGAAGTAGGGCGTGCAGCTAAAGTCGGCGTAACAAGTGGATTAAGTGGACTTGTATTTCCAGACCCTGAGGCTTCAAAATTGATTGCCTGGAACGCCCTTGCAACCGGTCTTGAGAATGTTGATACAAGTGATGCAGTATTGAACATTAACTCCCTCACCGCTGAAACAACGATCGACGGGGATGCGGATTACATACCTATTTACGATGCCAGCGAAGGCGCTAATAATAAAGTGCTCCCAAAGAATCTTCCAGTCGGGATCTCAAACCTCACCGAGGACACTACACCTGATAGTGCCAGTGATTATGTGATCACTTACGACGCATCGGCAGGAGTTAACAAGAAAGTACTAATTCAGAACATCCCGCAATCTGGCGGAAATGCCCCGACAAACGCATCATATCTCACCTTAGCAACAAATGGTACACTAACCAATGAAAGGGTGTTAACTGCCTCGACCGGGATATCCCTAACCGATAACGGTGCTGGGAACACACTCGACATAGCAGTTAACGTAAACGGACCAGCCGAAGAGACCTCTCCAGTACTAACAGACTTTGTCCTTGGTTATGATGTCTCGGGCACAGCTACGAAAAAGTTCAAGATCACAAACATCCCGATCAGCCCGGTTACTAATGTTACGACCGACTCATCCCCTGATACCGCTGCCGACTACGTTCTGACCTATGATGATAGTGCGGGGGCAAATAAGAAGGTGCTAATCGACACTTTACTAGCCGGAAACGCAATAGTTAAACTATCAACCACTACTGTTTCATCGGCCGTTGCAAACCTAAACTTTACCGATCTTTCCTCGGTCTATAAGTTTTATATTCTCCAGTACTGGGGACTAACCTCAAGTACGAGTACCACAATACTGTTGAGGACTTCGACCGATAACGGATCCTCATTCACATCATCGGCCGCCTCATATGAAGGGGCAACTGTTAATACAGGAGCCACATCCTCGGCAACCAGCATAACAATCGGTGTGATTCGGTCTACTGCAAATACTGGGAGTTCGGGACAGATCATTATCTATAACCCAATGGATAGCACTTACCAAACATCGATAACCTCTATAAACCACTCATCTGCGGCGGGATATGGTGATTGTCGTTCAAGTAACAGGGCAGCCGCCGAAGCAAATAACGCTGTACAACTTCTCTTATCATCGGGGAATTATACAGCAGGAACAATAATTGTTTATGGAGTAAAATAATATGGCAACACTATTTAAATATGTAAATGGGGAGCTCGTGGAGATGACCCCCGAAGAGACTTTAGCAACGATCCGCGAGCACACAGAAAACGAAGCGTTAGCGAATGCGAGATTATACATTGAGAGACGGGTTTCCGAGTATCCGCCAATCGGTGATCAACTAGATGCGATCTGGAAATGGCTGGGGACTCAGACCCTTGACAAAGAAGTGAAAATAATGTATAATAGAATAAAAGAAATCAAAGAGAAGTATCCGAAATGACAACTACTTACCCCAATTCATTCCTGGCCTTCCCGTTCTTAAGCGTGAGCAACGGTGTATTCAGGTTCGGAATTTCGAGCGAGAGTGTTGTTGAGGCGCAAGCCAGTGACCTAGGGGTTGCTGGTACACCTTCAATCATCCTCTTTGATGATAACTCCACTGTGAACGTGAGTTTTAGCGGGATAGATCTAACCCTGTTTACAAGTGGCTCGCCTTCGAACGATGATTATGTATTGTATTACGATAATGCGGATGGAGAGACTAAGAAGGCTACGATCACTGACATACTTGGAGCTGTATCAGCAGCCCCTACAGATGCCACTTATGTGACACTTTCTTCGAATGCGACCCTAACTAATGAGAGTGTACTGGCTGTGGGGAGTGGGATTTCACTAGCGGGATCGACTTTATCAGCCGACTACAGTGCTGTACAAGCCAAGGATGCAACTCTTACTTCTATTGCCCTTCTCGGGACGACAGCTGATCGAACAATCTACACAACAGGGAGTGATACCTGGGCAGAGACAACCTTAACCTCTTTTGCCCGAACCTTACTCGACGATATTGATGCTGCAACTGCCCGAGGAACTCTTGGCCTAGGAACAATGTCTACCCAGGCATCTTCATCCTACCTTTCCGTGGCAAACAACCTCTCTGATCTGGGAAGTGCAAGCACCGCTCGCACAAATCTTGGGGTCTCTATTGGGGTTGATGTTCAGGCCTGGGACGCTCTCCTCGATAGCGTAGCTGCCCTAACCGATCCAAATGCCGATCGGATTCTTTTTTGGGATGATTCGGCCGGTGCTTTTGAGTGGTTAACCCTCGGAACGAACCTCTCTATAACCGGGACAACAATAAATGCAACAGGTGGTAGTGGTGGTGGACTTGCCGACGGAGATTATGGAGACATTACTGTCTCGAGTAGTGGGACAGTGATGAACATCGATGCGGGTGTGGTAACTACAACCGAGCTAGGAGGGGATATCACAACAGCTGGTAAAGCGTTGCTTGATGACGCAAGCGCCTCCGATCAACGAACAACCCTAGGACTCGGCACCTTGGCAACCCAATCGGGTACTTTCTCGGGTACTTCTTCAGGAACAAATACTGGAGACCAAAACCTGTTCTCAACTATTGCTGTTAGCGGTCAATCCGATGTCGTAGCCGATTCGACAACCGACACACTTACCCTAGCCGCAGGAAGCGGGATTACAATCACAACAAACGCCTCGACCGATACGATAACAATCGCAGCCGGTAGTTCCTCGACCACTGATTACCTGTGTGGACAGACTACAATCACCCTCTTTCCCTCGGTCTCAGGGACGAGCTCAAGTGCATCCCTTTCTACAGGCCGAACCCTGTCAACAACAGTGACTACCGCAGGAGCACGAGCAGTCACTGGTACAACCTCGACAGGACGGGCAACTTGTTTCGGGGCAGTGTCAGGCCTTGTTCCTAGTACTTGGAGCATGGTTGCGTATGCAAACGTTTCCGCACTTTCCGATGCCACAAACGAGTACAATGTGGCGATAGGAGTAACATCTCTGACTACGAACCCGGCTAGTACAGCGTCGGCAGACGAGATTCTTTTTGTCTATGACAGGGACGGGTCTGGTGGGCGAAGCGATGTTTCGGGGGCTAGTGCAAACTGGCGGTGTATTACCCGAGCTTCTTCTACTTCGACCTCGACTACCTCTTCGGTTGCAGTGAAAGTTGAAGGTACAGATGTAGCAGATAAACTTGAGATTGTATGGACTAGCACGTCAGATTGCAAGTTTTACATTAATGATTCGCTGGTTGCAACCCACACAACAAATGTCCCGACTGTATTCAATGCGACCTTCTATATACTAGGGAATATTGTCAAGAGCGCGGGAACAACATCCCGAACCCTTTACCTTGGACCAACTTATTTGGAGTATTAAATGGAAATTAAATATGCACTAATCCTCAAAGAAGGGGATATTACTGTTAGCAAAGAATATGGGTTTGTCCCGGGTGATACCGAGATCCAAGAGCTCTTTGCGATCCTTAACCAACAACTGGAGAACGTATAAATGGCGCAAGAATGGTCGGCCGCAGAGGTCAAGCAATATATCCTGGGAAATCGTCTCTCGTTTGACGAGATTAAAACAGCAGCTATGCTAGAGGCGTGTAACGATGGTATAATCCTGTTCCGTAAATTCGGGCAAACGGCAACCCTTACAGCCGATACTGAGGCTGATGTATGGAGAGCCGGGGGAACTCGGACTATCTTCACATCAGCAAGCACTCTTTCAATATCATCCTCCTCGGCAAATGATGCAGTCGGAGGAACAGGGGCTTGGTATCTTTTTCTTGTCGGGCTTGATGCCGATTACAATCTCTTAACCGAGAACGTATCACTGAATGGCACAACCCCAGTTACGACAAGCGGATCATTTCTCACTGTTAACCGGGCACGGGTGGTCTACTCGGGAAGTGGACGAGCAAATGCCGGGTTCATAACTTGTACTCATAGCGGGAATACCCAGTTTGGCTTCGATGCAGGTTTCGGGATCTCTCAACATGCACATTTCACAGTACCCGCGGGATATACACTTTTCACAACAGCTCTAACCCTGACAGCCCAAAGAACCTCTGGATCAGGTGCACGCCACGTTGAAATAGACCAGTTTGTCTATGTTCCTAGTATAAATACCAAGTACAGAACCATCCAGTATGGGGTTTCGAACGAGCATGCTGTTGTCACAGCCAGCCCCACCCCGTCATCAACCCCTGAGAAATGTACCCTCTGGCTAGCAGCAAGAGCGGATTCGAATAATACAACTGCGGCTGTGAGTCAAGAGTTCCTCTTAATCAAAGGGGACTGGAATAATTACACATTAAACTAGGAGGACTAGGATGAAAGAAGTACAAAACTATAGAATTAATAGGCTGGAAACAGAAACACACGATATGCTTGATAAGATACATGATCTCTCTTCCAGTATTCACGAGCTAAAAGAGGGTGTCGTCGATACACTTAACGAAGTGCGGAAAGAATTACAATCCTTAAGGGCGTTTATCACCGGCCTATCTATGATTGGGGCTTGTGTTTTGGCCTTTGGCCCGGTCTTATTAAAGCATTTACTCGGGGTATGAGTGTGTTGAACCTACTAATTCCCGTGGTAAGCTCGGTCTTGGACCGTGTGCTGCCAGGAGATTCTAACGAGATCAAGGTTAAGAGACTTGAGATTGAGAACGAGTTGCAAAAAGCATTAGTGCAAGAGAATGTTGCACAAATCGAGGTGAATAAGAATGAGGCCTCAAGCACAAACCTGTTTGTCTCGGGATGGAGGCCTTTTATAGGGTGGGTGTGCGGGCTTTCCTTGGCGTATCCTCTATTCAAGATCTTCGCTGATTGGTGGTGCACAAGTCACGGGATGCCGTCGCTCCCGTCTATAAATAATACCGAGCTTCAAACAATATTATATGGGATGCTTGGTCTGGGCGGTATGAGGACATATGAGAAAATTAAAGGTGTAAATAGTAGATGAGTAAGAATAAAGAAAATTGTCAAAGAAGAAGGGAAATAGTTAAACAAGCAACCCCTGCGTGGCTGACCGATGAGCATCGAACAATGATGAAAAATATGCAAGAATGGACAAAAGAGTATAACAAAGGGGTCTCGGTTAAGAAGGAAAGGTTTCACGTTGATCATATAATCCCTCTCAACCATCCCGAGGTCTGTGGCCTAAATGTCCCGTGGAACTTACAAATAATAAAAGAGAAAGATAATCACCGCAAATCCAATAAATTAAGTCATGATCCGATTGCAGGCGCCATTACGATGGAGATGTTTTTAACAGGCAAGCCGAGTGATAAGATTCGTTACAAAGGGCAGTACATTAAGGGGCAGACAGGGAATGAGCACGGAAGCCGGGTCGAGAAATTGAGAGAGGATCCTACCCTTGCGTCAGATATATTTGCTCAATCCCTTGCCGAAGGAGAAGAGTTTGCAAGAACGGTCGACCTACTTTCAAAGGCCTTCCCGTCAGACGTAGATTTTACCGAACAAGCGGCTTCTATGCTCTTAAGATCGGCTAAATCACCTGCGGAAATGTATAAATATTTAAAAGATTTTATGCCCTATTATCAGGCTAAGGTTGGTAATACCGAAAAGAGTGACGGGGAGTCAAAAATAATAATTGAAATATTGAGGCCGGATGAAGACTAGTCAACAAGGTATCGACCTGATAACAAGGTTTGAGGGGTTTAGCGCCGTCACCTACATATGTCCGGCTGGGTATCCTACAATTGGGTACGGACATCGTGTGCGAGATACCGAGTCGTTCACGCGCCTCACAAAGAAACAGGCGGCTTTATTGCTTGTAGATGACGTCAAGCCGATTGAGGAATTTATAAACGGGCGCGGATGGAATTTGCAACAGAACGAGTTTGATGCGCTAGTTTCCTTTATCTACAATGTGGGAGTGGGCGCCTTCAAAAACTCATCGGTGATGAAATATATTAACCAGGGAAATAAAAGACTTGCAGCCACCTGGATCCTCGCTTACAATAAATCTCGTGGTGCCACTCTTCCCGGACTTGTGAAACGAAGGGAGGTTGAGTACTATTTGTTTATAAGTAAAGAGGGGAATCGCGATGAATGATAACAACGATCTAATTGGTCAATTGTATATTAACACTTCAAAGAGTGGGGTCGTATACTTGAGAGGGCATGTAAACAAGCAGAAGGTTGTTTGCTTTCTGAACAAAAAGGATGGGCAGAGTTATTCTGTTCTAGCTGATACACGTGAGACAGCTCAGGGCACTAACCCTAAGCCGCCTTATAAAAAGCCGCAGCCGAATAACAGCCCATTCTAGAGAAAACTCAGGTCAAACTTGTCTGGTCCGGACGTAGGAACTAGTAGAACATCTATTTTATAAACGTACCGAAAATAGGCAAGTTTGATCTTGTTCTCATTGGTGAGACGACCCTTAACATCGAGCACAATTTCCCGGCCATCGTTTGTGGTAATCACAAAGTCCGCGATATAAGACATTGTCTTTTTCCCTGTCATGTTCTCTAGCTTATACTTCACCTGAGTCTTGATGTCAACTATAGATTTTTGGGTTTGTAGTAAATAGTGATAGTAGGCCTCAGAAAGGGAATGGTACCTTGTGCCTTGGAATTCGATAATCATGTTGTGGTATTTCGAATTAGCGCCGCTTTTCAGTAAAGTGAATTGGCGTGTTAATTGCTCACTTTGCTCCAGGCTCAGGCCTTGAAAGGCGCCAAAACTTTTTAATTTATTGTAGATAATTGTTGCTGACATAATCCCTCCCCAGGTCTCCCTATATTAGTATATCATATATTGAGGTTTTTGTCAAGTTATGACTAAAAAAATATTACGGTTTACAGATACAAACCACGAATGGCGAGAAACTCGTCGAAAATATATCACCGCAACCGAGATGGCCAGTCTTTTCCAATTAGGAAATAAGTCTGTGACTAAGCTTATTGAAGACAAGATATGCCCGCCTGAAATAATAAAAAACGAGTTTATGACAATCGGGAATATACTTGAGCCCGCCGTCCTTAAGGCTTTTCAAATTCGTTGTGGGATTGATGCTCGACCTGCTTGCCCTGACTCTGTCGTAATGGTCACCGATGAAGTACACCGAATTGCCGCTACCCCTGATGGTAAATATTTTGATGGGTGGGATTGGCATCTTATTGAATGCAAAACAACCGGGTCGGCTGATCTTAATAAAGCAAAAGAGAATTTCAATAAGTGGAAGCGGGAGATACCCATACACTATTTGGTCCAAGTTCATACTCAAATGCTTGTGACAGGGGTACCGAGTGCTTACATCGGGTGCCTCTCTTACTTCTACCCACTGCCATTTATTGCCTACAAAATTGAGGCCTCGGCCGAGGTCCAATCCTTGATGCGGGAGGCTGCTCAAAGATTCTGGCAGTGTTTTGAAAACGATGAAATCTACCACCCAATCGCTGACCGAGAGCAGGTCCGGGAAATGCTCAAGAGGACGGCACATCTTCATTTTATCTCGCATGAGTAGTGTGCCAAAACCTGCGGGAATTTTGTGGGAATTGGCTCGGAAAGTAGGTCAGGAATAGGTGAGCGGATGCGGTTTTTAATTTATTAACGTTTGGTTAACATCCCTTGGGAAGGGGGTTTGAGGCGGAAAACGGCAATGGTAGAGAGGGTGTAAATTAGTCCAACCTCATTACCAATGACGCGTTCTCCCGCTGAACTACGGCGGCGTTTGCCCAACTATTGGGCGTCTCCAATGTCATCCCCACAAATCTGGGGGAGATTCGTGGGAATTTTGTGGGAGAGTTGGCTTAGCGCTTGGTCCACTAACCTATCGGCATGGTGGGCGTAACGCTCTAACATTTTAGTTGTTTTGTGGCCGGAGATTTTCTTTATCGTAACAAAGTCGACCCCCGCTTGCACAAGATGTGTAATAGCTGTATGACGCAGTGTGTGAATAGTAACATCACGACCTAGACCGGCTTTCGCCCGACATCTACTAAATGCACTCTTTACGCAAGCAATTCTCCCGAGCCTACTATTGTTTGGGAATAGGTAAGTTGTCAAGCTATTATTTTCAATGTAGGTACGAATTTCTTTCAGCAGGTCTTCGGGTATTGGCTGGTGTCTAGCACCGGCTTTAGCCTTGCGGAGATGGATTGTCCGGCTTTTCCAATCAATATCACCTAACTCAATGTTTAAGATCTCAGAGCGTCTCATACTGGTTAACAGGCCGAGACGGATAAAAATGTAGATTAGTGGGGAGCTATCTTGTTTTGCGACAGCTAAAAGCCTGACCATTTCATCGTGGGAGAGGTACCTTGTTCTTGCGTTTTCCAGTTTTAAAAGTTTAAAAACTGGTTTTTCAAAAACATAACCGAGCAACCTGGTTTGATTGTAAATATGCGACATCAATGCTAATTCACGGTTAATCGTCGCGGGCTTGACGCCAGACTTTTTACGGTAACGGATATAGGATTGAATTAATTGGTAATCCACTTCTTTAACAAGGAACTTGCTGAAGAATGGTCGAATGTGCCTGTTTAGGGCATAAGATTTAGCAATCAGATCCTTTCCGTTCTTCTCTTGATCGGCCCAATAAATATCAACTAGGTCTGAGAACCTTAGCTCTTTGGTTAGTGGGGTTATTTTTGCTCGTTGTAGGGCCTCGACAGCCATTTCAAGTGTATACCCCTCCCAATCGTTACCAAGACCGGTTCGAATACGTACCCCATCTTTCATTAAATCCAACGAGAAGGTCCCACCTTTTGCACCTTTTCGGTATGATATTCCACATTCGTTTATAGATTTCCCGGTTGCCAGTTTGGTCATATTCTTCTTTGTGAGTTTTGTGAATTTCATAATTACCTCTTGATTGTTTCACAGTCATTCGAGTATAATAAAGACAGGGAAAAAATACAAGGGGGTTGTATGCTAGATCGTAAGGAGTATTTGATTTTATTACAAAATTTAATGAATCGGGCCGTAGAAATTGAACTACATAACGCAGGTATTGAAAATCGAAAGACATCGGCTGACGGGATTAGTCGAGCTCTTGATTACGTACTAAGCTTGATTAAAACAAAACTGATTGATTTTTCTAATAAAAACTCGTAAGATTAATGCTCACGTTTGATATCGAGTGTGATGGATTGCTCGATACACTGACTAAAATACATTGTATTGTAATCATAGATGGAGAGGGGAATGTTAAGAGATATCATGAAAGCCTGGAGCTCAGGCGCGATGGAGATATATTTGCTGGTGTTTGTATGCTTAATGCTGCTGATTATATTGTTTGCCACAATATTTGGGGGTATGATTTAAAAGTTTTACAGCGATTTTTTCCCGGGTTTAAGCCGAAAAAGGTACATGACACTTTCATCTTATCTCAAATGCTCTTTCCAAATGAAATGTCAAAGCATGGTCTTGACGCTTGGGGAAAAGTCTTCGGCCTACCAAAACCAGTACATGAAGACTGGGCAACATTTAGCGATGAGATGTTGGAAAGGTGCACGGTGGACACCATAATCACACACCGCTTGTGGCTGAGGTGTAAACAAGAGTTAGAAGGTTGGGACTGGTCTCGGGCTGTCGAAATTGAGTACAAGATGTATTCGATCTTTTGTGACCACATGACCCACTGGTTTATTGACAAAGAGAAAATTACTTCGCACATCGGGTATTTGGCCGAGGAAATAAGTAACATAGATCAACAATTAGAGAGTTTACTACCTTACATCACGGTCAAGAAGGTCGAGAATATTCCACTCCGAACACAGGCGGGATCGGTGTCCTCGAGAGCGGCAAAATACCTTGGCGAACAGCTGGCACTAGCCTGGGGGGATTTTTCCTATGTCGAATATACAAAACTTAATCTTAACTCGTCACAGCAGGTTGTCCGCTGGTTGTTGAGCCTAGGCTGGCAGCCCGAACCATTCTCAAAGGCTTTGCCATCAATAAAAGACTCAGCACTGGTGGGTGTGCCAACCCACATAAAAGATTTTTTCGTTCGCCGTAATATTGTTAAGCATCGGCTTGCTGTGCTCAAAGGGTGGGAGTCAAGCCTATTTGAGGGTAACAAGATTGCTACCTTTGCTCTGACTTGTGGGACACCTACGGCACGGTTTCGCCACATGGGGGTTGTAAACGTTCCAAGACCGGACGTATACTTTGGTAAGGAGATGCGAGAACTTTTTGTAGCCTCTGATGGTTACGTATTAGTTGGTTGTGACGCCTCTCAACTTGAGGCTCGTATCGAAGGTCATTTTTCATATAAGTATGACGGAGGGGAGTATGCAAAATTTTTGCTTGAACAAGACATTCACCAGTTTAACGCCGACAGATGGGGGCTCACACGACAACAGGCTAAAGGCCCGGGATATGCACTATCATATCAATGCGGTCCACAGAAGATCGCAGACCTGTTGGGCATATCACGAATCGAGGGTGAGAAGATACACAAGACGTATTGGGATGACCGCCCTGCTCTGCGGGCTCTTGTTAGGGATCTTGAGCGTTCGGTGCTGTCAAGAGGTCAAGCCAAGGCACACAGTCGAGGTATCTCACTTGACCTAAAAACCAAGCCGTGGATAAAAGGGATTGACGGGAGGAAACTATATGTACGAAGCGCTCACTCGATGAAAAACGCACTCATACAAAGTACAGGTATGATAGCAGTAAAATTAGCAGTTATTTTCCTCGCCGAAACCCTTAAACAGTTTGACGCCCGGATCGTATTTCTATGTCATGACGAGATTATTGTCATGTGCAGGCCGTCCGATTCTATAACCATTTCGAAATTGTGCGAAGAATCACTAGAACAAGCCCGACAAGAGCTTGGGCTAAAAGTAGCACTAGTAGGGCAATCAAAGGTAGGTAAATCATGGTATGAGTGTCATTGAACACTGGTATCGTTTATATATTATTAATTACTTGGCTGTATGCAATGTGGGATAGATTCGATGGGGATAAATTGTCAAGCCGGTTGCGCATTAACAGAAAAAATATATTTTGCTAAACGTGTAAAAAACATGTTGCAGGTGTGCGCAACATTGAGATAAGATATAGGAGGGAGGGATGCAGTATGACACGATAGAAACCAGGCTCCATTTGCTGGGGATAGAGTATCGTGATGTTGATAAATATTACACACGGTGTCCGAAATGTGCTGATGCCCGGGAAAAGGAAGGAACTCGCTCTCTTCTAGTAACCCGGGATGATGTATTTGTTCGTTACCAGTGTATGCATGCACAACAGTGCGAGTGGAATACCCGACAGTTTTTTCGTATTCCGAACGCAGAAACACTGTATTCATATAAGAACGTGAACGGGGTCGAGCTTTTCCGAGTCCTGCGTATAGATAATCCAGACGGATCCAAAGTGATAAGACCTATGTTACTTCGAGATGGTCGCTGGATTTTCGAAGGCTATAAAGGCAAGGCCCTGTTTAACGCTGATAAGTTAAATGATGCAACTAAAACTGTTTTAGTTGTAGAGGGAGAAAAGACAGCGCTCGCGGCTGAAAAAATATTCACAAAATGTACTGTTGTTACCTGGCCTGGTGGGGCATGCGGCGTTCATAGAGGGGATTGGACGTTATTAAATAATCGAAGAATTGTGCTTTGGCCCGATAATGACGAGGCGGGAATCAAAGCCATGAACGAGGTGGTTCAATTAATTCGCTCGGATGACATTTCAATTATTGACCCTTCGAGTCTTCCTCGAAAGTCCGACTTGGCCGATCCAATTCCACATGAAACCATTATCGAATTGTGGCAAAACCGAAAACAATGGCAATCTATATCGTCACCAGTCGGAGCATATTACACACCCAACCTTTTTATCCAATCACTTAGTACAATGGAAGCGGGATTACGTTGTTATTTCACCGACAGCTTTTCTACAGATTTACGATTACCGCAAAGCGGGTTGGTTATTATTGGGGGACGTACTTCACACGGTAAAACCTCGTTAATGGTGAATATGTTGGTATCTTTTCTTAAGGCCGAGGTGCAAAGAAAAGTTATTTACTACTCCTTAGAGATCCCGGCATCCCGTCTTATTTTAAAAATCCTAATGACTTTATCCCAGGAGAGTTACTCGCAAAGTCAAGTAGAAAATTTTAATATTTATCGACAGAAAATTCTTGACGGCCAACTCCCCGCATGGGATAATATATCTAAGCTTCTTGGGGATCGTTTGTTGATAAATGACGAACCGATTAGTATTAGCAGCCTTGTATCGCGCCTTGACTGCGAGTCTAATCACGGAGCCTTGGTTTTCATTGACTATATACAATTGATTGGGAGTGATTCTAAGGACCAACGTTATCTAGCAATCAAGCATTTTGCTGACTCTTTGAGAGCTGTCGCCAATAAAAGGGGAATGGTAGTCATTGGCGGATCACAATTAACTGCTGGTGAAACAGCGTATTCAGATAGTGTGAGGGAGGGGAAAGATTTAGAGATGGCGGCTGAGTTAGTATTGCGATGTTGGAATAAACAAGTCGCACGTGCAAATGGTGCAATTCGAAAAGATGAGGGGGATTACTATGCGGACATTCCTGGAAACTTTGTTATCAACGTATGCAAGAACCGATCTGGTGTGGCAGGTGCTAAGTTTGGTTTTGACTTTGATGGGTTTGTGCTAAAGCATGTCGAGGGCTTATGAATAAGTTTTTACAAAACTTACGCATTTTAGCCGGTGCTGCCCAAATAGACGGGATCGAGAATTATCTTAATTATATACCAGATGGCCTCTTTTTGGAGACTCGCGAAATCCCTTACCATTTTAAGGATATCTCACCAGAATATAAGAACGATGGCCGACAGATTTCGGTCTTGGCTGTCACTATGCGTGATCCACATCAATCAACCACCGTTAATGGGGTAGTCCACGCCTATCCAATTGTCGGCACTCTATACTTCACGGATCAAGCTCTCAGCGACGTAATTGCCGAGTATGTACGGGCGTATGAACTTCGATATGGCTTGTGACAATTACAATACTAACTGATTTTGAGATTGCGTAAATGAGTTTACTTAAACCTAGATTATGGTACAAACCTTTTGAATACCCACTGGCTTTTGAACTTTATCTTAAGCAACAGCACGTACATTGGCTTCCTGAAGAAGTTTCTATGGCCGATGATGTAAAGGATTGGCGTGTTACCCTTAGTGCCGAGGAAAAACATTTATTGACACAGGTATTCAGGTTCTTTGTGCAAGCCGATGTCGAAGTAAGCAATTGTTACCTTACGAATTATCTAGGTTTGTTTAAGCCGGTCGAAATTAGGATGATGCTCACGTCTTTTGCAAACATCGAATGTGTGCATATCCACGCCTACTCCTACCTCCTTGATTCATTGGCAATACCAGAAACAGAGTACCAAGTCTTCTTAGAGTACAAGGAGATGCGGGATAAGTGGGAGTATTTACAACAATTTAATATGAATGACAACAGGTCTATTGCAATAACTCTCGCCGTATTCGGAGGGTTTATTGAGGGTCTCGCCCTGTTTGCCTCGTTCATCCTATTACTCAATTTCCAACGGTTTGGGAAAATGAAAGGTATGTGCCAGATTGTTGCTTGGTCGATTCGGGACGAGACGTTGCACACACACGCATTGGCCTGGCTTTTTCGTCTTTTTGTTGCCGAGACACGCTGTCTTGATCGCTCGCTGGCCGAAGAAATACGTGATCATTGTAAATCGGTTGTTACTCACGAAGATGCATTTGTTGATCTTGCGTTTGGTGCCGGGGAAATAAAAGGATTGACCTCTTATGAAGTGAAGCGCTATATTAGGTACATAGCAGATTATCGTTTAGAGGTCTTAGGCCTTGAGCCTATATTCGGGATTGGGACTAATCCGCTTCCGTGGTTTGATGAGATTGTCTCTGCCCCAGAGTTTATGAACTTCTTTGATAACAGGGTAACCGAATATAGCAAGGGGGCGACAAAAGGAAACTGGGATTTCTTTGATTAAGGGTGTTGCTTTTGCTATTGAAAGGTAAATGGGAGGAGGTTTTCAATGATTGATGTAGAATTGATGGAGGTAATGGGGGATGATTGGTCGGCGGTTGAGGCTGCGCGAATCTCTTATCAAAAGGGTACACGACCTTTGAATGATGATATAAGATTGTTGAACTATTTAATGCAACATAAACATGATAGTGTTTTTGAGATGGCCCAGATCAAGGTTAGGGTTAAGTGCCCAATTTATATTGCACGACAGATTATGCGCCATCGAAGCTTTTCATTTAACGAGATTTCGGCACGCTATAGTGTTCTTGACGAGGAGTCTTATATCCCGCCACGTTTCTCTAAGCAATCACTTAAAAACAAACAAGGAAGTGGGGACTATGTTGATTGTCATACTGAGTGGATGGCCCAAGGGTTGTATCTCGCCACTGTTCGGGAGGCATTCAAGAATTACCAAACCCTTCTTGATCTCGGGATCTCAAGAGAACAGGCACGCGGGATTTTACCTTGTGCTACAATCACCCAATTCATTATGAACGGTGACCTAAGAGCTTGGCTTCACTTTGTCAGCCTCCGGATTGCGAAAGGTGCTCAAAGTGAGGTTCAAGATGTTGCTCGTAGAGTCCTAGAAATTCTTAGAGAAAGGTTTCCCGAAACAGTGAAGGCCTTTGAGACTCATAGATTACATCGCTACTAGTACTTTGGCTGGCGAGACGAAAGTCATCCAGTGGGCTAGACCAAGGGCACAGCTGATCGATATCCCGGTCTTCGAGATACATGGAGAGATGGCAAAGAAGATATCTTTCTTAAAGGGCAGTTCCACCCTGAAGTCGACTTTGATTGAGCATGATAGTATGAGGGCAATAAGTTTCTGTCGCATTTATACACCTTTATTAATTGGACATTCACTGGCTACCCTTTTATTATACCCGAAATAGGTATAAATTGCAAGAACTATTTAAATGAGAATGGTTCTCACCTATCGGGTTGGTTGGGCGCCTATTATATGGATGAGAATGGTTCTCAAATACATCACCTCCACCTCTCCCCCCAGTTATTTAGCAATAAGCCCCCTTGCAGCTGGATATTAAGGGTAGCTTTCAACACTAGGAGAAATTTTGAGCAAAGGGGTGGGAGGGGGCCTTTTGGCGAAGCCGTAGGTAATTTGATT